AGGTAGTATTCTGTGTTGTTAGGGAAACCATTTCCTTCTGTATAGGTTTGCTTATTGCAGCCAAATCAAAATCTTGGTTCTTTTCTGTTCCTGCAAGTGTACGCAACCCATCTGGGCCTAAGAATATTACGTCTCCTGCTATCTCTTGTGCAGTATCTGCCGCAACACATCCTATATCATCTGCTATGGGTTGTAATTTAAAATCAGCTACACTATTACCTACTAACCTGTTTATACGAAACTCAGAAAATATGATAAGTTGTTCGCGAAAAGGTATCAAAGAAGTAATTGTACTTCCTACGTTAATTATACCAGCCCCATTAGCTGCTGTAAAGTCATCGTCTTCAAAAGGCGCAGAGAATATAAGGTTTGAACCTTTCGCAAGAAACATGTGTTCCTTAAATTCTACAACGTGAGTAGCTCCTTCGATATCTGTACTTCCATTGCTTGAACTAAGTTGACTTAAATCGCTTGCTGTTACTCCTGCTAAAATTAACGGATATCCAATTCCGTCTGTAATCATCATTTTGTCAGTGCCATCAAAGTTGTATTTTGCAAAACGAACACGAGAGGCATTGCTTCCAAGAGTTATACTTGTTGACAAATCAACCCAAGCACCTGTGCCACTAACCCCCGCAAACAACTTAGGGTCGCCACCTGTTTGGTCACGAGCAGTTATGGCTCTATCCTTGTAAAACGTAACCCCAAGAATATTGTTCTGCCCCGTGACTATGTTTGTATTAAACTTATCAAACCCTTCAATACGACGATAACCGCCCTCTGTAGACGGTTCAAAATTAGTTAAGTTACGTGCAGACCCGGGCATCGCACTGCCATGTTGTAATGGACTAAGATTGCTAATTAAACCCCCTGCAAACTCCACAGGGTACGTTTGCCAACGGTCAGGCATTATATTGCTCTCATGTATAGATGTTCATTAACAAGTAACTTACGCATATTTTTCATGCCTTCTTCAAACTTACTTTTTGATAGGGCTGTCATTTCTATGTTGTCCCTGAAGAGGTAACAGTAATACATAGCTCCGTCTATTATTACATGTTTGTAAGCTTCAGGTATGGTAGGCACATCATCAAACAAAACCAAATCTACAGGGTGCATGAAATATTCGTATTCTAGAGTGTATGCTTTATCGGGAAAGGGTACTAGTCCGTACTCCTCACTCTGACTACGAAACACAAATTCTGGCACACCGCCCTGAGTTGCGTCTGTTTCGTCTTCTTGGTCTACATGGGTACTAATGTATTCGTCATATGATATCTTACGTAATGCTCTGGCTTCACCCAAGTCTAGGGTTGTGTCTCGCTTTACTCTAAAAGTGTCAAAGTCTACATATTTTGCTTCTGCGGGGAATACATATCTAGTTTCCCCAGCAACTAATACTTCCTCTTTCTTGTTGTGATTGAATGGAAAGTAAGAATAGTATTGATTTATATCTCGTATAGATGTATTCACAGAGTCTTTTATTGTCGAATAAAATGCTTTTGCAGTTGCAAAATTAGTAGATGTAAGTTCTGATTCATTTAATCTACGAGCTACTATGTTTACTAGGTCTAAATAATTATATGCCATTAGCTACGTTCCCTGACTCGTAAGTGTACAATACGCTTAGTAACAATAGGCGCACTGGTCTTTGCAGAATTGCTTGTCGTAATCTGACAGACAAGTTTGTTATCTATATTCGCCGTTCCCCCGTCTAGCACGATTGTCGCAGTGGTGTTTGTGTTAGAAATACTATTAACGCTCAAACCGTTGAATGTACTAGATGTAGATAATGCAGATGATTCTGTGCCATCTGATTGAATAAACTTCCAAACAACAGACGATATAGTTAGGGTATCTAAAAAACGCGACCAATCTACTGTGTAGTCTAACAACTCATCTGGGTCTTTATCAGGCCATCGTAATGCCATATCATGCTACCTTTGCTAATCTCTGTAATTCTTGTGGTGCGTAAACTATACGCGCTTTCTCTGATGGTATAGCAACTCTTCTTAGTTTTTCTTGAGAAATGTAGACCACACGACTACGTTCGTACTGAGATGCTACAAATCTAAAGGATTGAAATCCTGTTGCGGAGACCGTTCCTATTCCTGTTATTGTACCTGTAGCGAGAACTGTTACAAAAACAGATACAGATGCTGTTCCCTCGATACTAGCTACGCCATTTGTAACACGACCAGCTTCGCCACTAACACTTCCCTGTCCAGAAACAGATGCAGTTACATCTTTTAATTTATCTGCTGTTGCAGATACCGAACCTGCTCCTGATACAGTTGCTCCTGCGTCTCTTACCTTGACGCCAGAAACAGATACACTCGCCTGACCTGTTATAGAGCCTACCGCTTTACCTATTAAAGCACCGCTAGAACTTACGCTACCCTGCCCCGTAACACTTGAAGCTACATCTACTACCCTTAAACCTGCTCCTGAAACAGTAGCCTGACCTGATACAGATGCTCCTGCAGGAGTTTCTAGTGTTCCTACAGAACTTGATGTGCCTGCCGCACTTGCGGTTGCGTTAGCTATGGCACGAAGAGTACCGCTAGAAGTAGCCTGTCCAGATGCAGATATGCTAGATTCTGCTACAAGTATGCCTACTGCGGAGCTAGTCTGTGTTCCTGCACCTGATATGCTAGCACTTGCATTACGTACTCTGACAACACCTGCAGTTGTTGTACCCTGTCCGTTAGATGCTCCGTTGCCTTCGCCAACTAAAACTGGGTTAGTGGTTGCACTAGCCTGCCCTGATACTGCTACTTCACCTTCAAGCAGCCCTAACCCTGTTGCACTAGATGTTCCTGAAGCGGATATACTCGCCACAACAAGTAACTTCGCTGTTGCAGAACTTGCTACTGAACCCGCACCTGAAACGCTTGCACCTGCATTTCGTACTCGTAAAGCTGCTCCAGATACGCTAGCTGAAGCTGATGCGCTTGCTCCTGCATCTACAACTTGAGCAACTCTAAAAGAAGCAAAAGGTTCTTGAGAAAATGCGAGAACAGAAAAAGACATCTATGTTAAATCTTCTATGCGTAAGGGTTTGTTCCTAAAACGCTTGTATCCCATGCAGCTTTAAGTTCTGTAATGGTTGTTGCGTCTGCTATAGCTTGTGCCGCTGGTGCGTCACGAAGAGCTTTCTTTTTGGTGACAGAGTTAGTTTTTGCCGTAGCGTCATCTGCCTCAAGTGCTTTCATGTACACAACGTCCTCTGCTTCAAGTAGAGGCGCACGAACTTCTCTAATTTTATCTTTAAAAATATTTTTTGCAGTGGCTAAGTCTTCTGATATTACTTTACCAGAAAGTGTCCAAGCATTTCTAAAGTCTCTAGTAGAAGGAACAGAAACATTAGCGGCATCAGCTTTATTACCGTCCTTATCAATAATATAAGTTGCTACAGCCATTTAAGTCTCCTCTATGCGGCTAGTTTTTCGGAGATTCGCCAAGCGTTTCTCCACTCTCTTGTTTCAGGAAGTTGATTCTTCCTACAAATAACCATCTTTGGGCGATTGCCCTCATCCCAATTTTTCCAAACGTGTTGTGGTATGTCTTTCTGAATTAAGTATTCTATTGCTTGTTTTTCTGTCATTGCCTCAATAGGCTCTGTTTGATGTAACAAATACCCACGGGTATGTTTCTTAAAATCAGGTTGAGATTCATCTTTCTTTAATTCCCAGTATACCCAAACAGGAGGTAATATACCACCCTGTAAGGCACACGCCATCCAGTTAGGGTCAGGCACAAGTATCTTTGCACATCCATCTATGTTATCCTCATATACTACACGATAGTCTGTTTGTACTGCATCAAGATTTTCTTTAGCCCAGCATAGTCTGTCGAATAGGTGTGTGCCTTGAAACTGTGGTGTTGTTGTCATGCTAAGTCTCCTGCAACTTGAGTCATCACTAAATCATAATCTTCTACAGAAGATGTACTAAAAGTCATTACAGTATAACCAGTTGTTGCTACATTATGTTTCTGATAACAAAATCCACTTTGAGCAGTGTTTGATGCGTTTCTAGTTCCACTACTTGTTATAGTATAATTAGTGTTTGCCATATTATTTGTAAAAAGAACGTCATAGTCTCCTGTACCATCATCTTCTAAAGCAGAAACATTAAAACTGCCATTTACACCTGTCAAATTATTGCTTGCATCTGCTGTGTTACCATCAAAACTAATGAAAGATTTTAAAGTTCCTTGTGTAATACTATTACCACTTAAATCATTTATTGTATTTACAACTAAGGTACTCATGCTAAGTCTCCGTGAACAACAGTTTTTTGACTTTCATAATCAAAGAAAGACCAAGTTGTACCTGTGTTATTGCCTGAAAAACCATAGGCTAGTTTTACGGAATCTGTTGCTTGTGCGTAAGTAGAAGATATATATGCTCCAGTTCCTGTGGTGGGTGCAATAACTCTACTACATTGATGATGAGCTGAAAAATCATCACTGTTCATATTATTTGTAAAATTTAATTTTGAGAATCCTGTACCTTCGTCACTTCGACTTGCTTGATTAAAACTATCGTTTTCTGTATTTGTGCTAGGGTCAAAATCAGTAAATGCTTTTGCTAGTCCTTGTTCAAGATTTGTAGTTTGTGTACTGTCTGTAGCATGCCCAGCAAGGACTGTCATAGTATTAGCAGTAGTCTTACCTTTTAAGTTATCAGCGACTAATGTACTCATGCTAAATCCCCATATACTTGAAGACTACTTTTGCCCTCGTTTTTTGATGTGCCACTCATACATAAATAATTAAATTCGCTTGCAGAGCGTGTCTGACCATCATCTCTGTGAATACCTATGGCATCATTTTCACCTACGCCATCCTCATTAAAACCTGCAACAGCATAAACAGCATCAGACATATTTGAAGTAAAATTAATGCCTTGTTTTCCTGTACCATCGTCATCTGCAGATGATACATTTAAACTTTTTTCTAGTGTGCCACTACCATCTGCTTGGTCATAATAAGAAAATACCTTTGCCGCACTTTGTTTAGTAAGCGTAACTGCGCCACCTGCAGATGTTTGTATCGTTGTTACTTTTAATGTACTCATCTAAACCACCGTATATGTTTCGCCAGACCCAACAGTGACAGTTACACCTGAATTAATTGTTATCGGGCCTGCTGACATAGCGTTTTTGCCGTTAGTAATAGTATAGTCTGTTGTTACAGTTTGGTCGTTTTCATAAAATACTTGGTCTGAACCGCCACCAGTAGCTCCTCCTACACCTATGCCTAGATTAGTAGGAGTTATTTTTTTCATTGTGCCACCATCATCTACAAGCACGAAGTCTGCATCACTGCTTGATGTGGTGGTAGCGGGGGCATCTGAATTTGATGTTGTTAAGACAGCAGAAGAAAGTCTTGCATCAGCAACCGTACCTGATAGCTGAGAAGCATTTATTGTTTTGTTAGTTAACGTGTCCGAACTACTTGCTGTAATAGCACCTATATCAGATAAAACCTCACTCGTGCTTCTGCTCTCTAAACCGTTAGATGTAAAACGAGCATACTCGTCGTCAGCTACAGAACTACTATCTATTTTGACTGCATTTGTGTTAGATATACCGAAGGTAAGACTTGCTTGTGCGCCTATGTCAGACAATACTTCTGACGTGCTTCTGCTTTCTAAACCATTGGCAGTAAATCTTGCGTATTCATCATCAGCTACAGATGTGCTATCTATCTTAACAGCGTTAGTATTGGATATGCCGAAAGTTAAACTTGCTTGTCCCCCAATGTCAGAGAGAACTTCAGAGGTGCTTCTGCTTTCAAGACCATTTGCAGTAAATCTGGCATATTCGTCATCAGCTACAGATGTGCTATCTATCTTAACCGCATTGGTATTACTGATTCCAAATGTAAGACTTGCTTGCGCTCCTATATCAGATAAAACTTGAGAAGCAGAACGACCTTCGATTGCTGTCCCATCCACTCGTAAGAAATCGTTGTCTGCTACGCCACTTGTAAATTTAGGCACATTTGTATTTGATATACCTGTATCTAATACTGCGGCAGTTCCTAATCCCAGAGATGTTCTTGCGGTAGAACCTGACTCTGCTACAAAGTTAGCACCATCTCCGACTATAAAGTTACCATTAGTTACAGCTAATCCAGCCACATCTTGTAGCTGTGCGTCTAATCTAGCGTTGGGTAATGTGCCAGAACTAATGTTACTAGCGTCAGTTGTGTCTGTCGTAGCAGAGCTTGCTAAAGCTGTACCATTAAGGGTTATAGCATCCGCTTCTAACGTACCATCTACGTCTACATCCCCAGAAATGTCTAAACTTGTTGCTACTAATTCTCCAGTAACAGTAACACCAGTGGATGAAGTTTCTAATTTTTCATTATTGTTATGATAAAGAATAACAGAACCGTTTTGATTACCTCGAATTATATTCTCATTATCATTTGAACTTTTTACCCTAAACTCATTAGTTAATACTCTTAAATTTCCAGTACCCCCGTCTTTTATAAAGTTTGCACTTCCATCGTGAAATATTTCTAAAACGCCCCCAAAGGTTATTTTTGCATTGTCCGCAAACTCTAGTGCATCATCTGACTTGTCAAAGACAATATTAGCACTATCGCCTGTAAAGGTTACGTCACCAGTAAATGCGCCACCAGCTAATGGCATAGCGGATATGTCAGATAAAACTTGAGAAGCAGAACGACCTTCGATTGATGTGCCGTCTACTCGTAGAAAATCATTATCTGCTACGCCACTTGTAAATTTAGGCACATTTGTATTCGATATACCTGTATCTAATACTGCGGCAGTTCCTAGCTCTAATGAAGCTCTAGCTGTAGAACCTGTTTCTAAAACAAAGTTTGAACCATCACCTACAATAAAGCCCCCATTAGTTACAGCAAGACCAGCAACGTCCTGTAGTTGTGCATCTAGCCTAGCATTTGCCACCGTACCAGAGAGTTGTGATGCATCGATGGTTTTGTTTGTAAGCGTGTCTGTGGAGCTTGCTGTTATGAAAGCACTATCATTATTAAATATGCTAAGAGGTATCTCGTTAGCCGCTTTACGTCTATCTGCTCCATTATCAAGAACAATAAACTCATCTGTACCTACTATGGTTTGTGTCATATCTGTAAGTTCAGATAAATCTACGGCTAGTGTTACACCACCACTATCTCCACCACCTGACAAACCTGTTCCTGCTGTTACCCCTGTAATATCACCCGTATTTGTTGTGTAACCAAAACTTTCTATGCGGTCATTTATAGCGGCACTTGTCATTAATGTTGTATCGTTGTCTGCAAATGACTCCGAACTTGTTGTAAGGGCTGACCCTGCAAGTTGACTAACAGTTATGCTACCAAGCGTACCACCTAGAGTTAGGTTTCCGCTACTTGTAACTGTACCAGTTAAGGTAATACCATTTACTGTTCCTGTAGTGCCGACTGATGTAACTGTGCCTGTGGTTGTAGAATACCCAAACGACTCTATCCTGTCGTTGATAGCCGCACTAGTCATCAGCGTGGTATCGTTGTCTGCAAACGATTCGGAACTGGTTGTTAGGCTGTTTGCCGCTAACTCTGATACAGTTAAGTCAGGCAATCTATTCGCATTAAGAGTTCCAGAGCTAATATTACTAGCGTCAGTTGTATCTGTCGTAGCAGAACTTGCTAAAGCAGTGCCATCAAGAGTTATTGCATCCGCTTCTAATGTGCCATCTACGTCCACATCTCCAGAGATATCTAGACTTGTTGCTACTAACTGACCTGTTACTGTCGCACCAGTGCTAGTGGTTTCTATCTTTTTACTATTGTCGTGGTAAAGTTCTACTGCTCCATTTTGTACTGCTGAAA